CTCGCCGGCCCGACCGCCGACCCGTCCACCTTCGAGGCCCGCAAGATCATCGCGAACCGGGACGCCTGGGCGCTGTACGAGTCCACCGGCGACGACGAGAGGTGGGCTCGCGCGGTCGCGGCGATCCCCGAGTGGGACCGTCGCCACCCCGTCGGGCTGATGCGCTACTGGGACATGACGCTCCGCAAGGCGTACTCCTCCCCAACGAAGCTGCGGCACACCATGTCCCGGCTCATCGCCTACGCCAAGCACGAGCTCGACCGGTTCGCCCAGGACCCCGACCAGGACTTCGCCCTGTTCGCCGCCGAGGTCAGGGCCTGTCGCCGGCACCTCGAGGCCGTACGTCGCGACTCCCGCCGCCCTCAGCGCGGCGCACCGTGCTGGCTGTGCGAGCCCGACGAGGACGGCAGCCAGCCCGCGCTCGTGCTGCGCCGCGGTCACTGGTGCGAGAAGGACGACTGCCAGCGCCAGCACCCGCCCTGCGACCCAGCCTGCGAAGACGAGCACCACACCAGCAGCTGCAGCGCCGACTGCGGCATCGAGCACCCGCACGACTACGGCGACCGCTGGGTCTGCCCGGTCAACCCCAAGGAGCACCGGTGGACCGACGCGGACTACCGCAAGGGCGTCACAGCCGACGCCAAGAACGAGAGGAAGCCCGCGTGACCTGCAACCGCGAGTGGCGTACCCAATAAAAGGGATGGGAACGGAAAACTGTAAAGCATTACAGTCGTAACAACAGAGAGCAGGGACGGGCCGAAGATGGTCGGTTACCACTGTTAATGGAGAGGTTGCGGGTTCGAGTCCCGCCCGAGCCTTCGGGCCCGGTAGCTCAATCGGCAGAGCACTTATCCCGGTCGTCACTCCACGACCGTCCCGCTCTCGAACAACAGAACAGCGGTGAGTAGGAGCGGGCCGGAGACTGATCGGTTACCACTCTGGATGGGGTTACCTCGGTTCAAATCCGAGTCGGCGTCAGCGCGACGTCGGTCGTCTAGCGGCCTAGGACACCTAAACCCGGTCGTCACACCACGACCGCTCCGTCTCACAGCTTCCATCGCATGAGCGGTGGCGGGCCGGAGGCACTCGGTTACCTTCAGCGAACTATCCCGGGTGTCGCACCACGACCGCCGCCGCTCATGCCGTTCCGAAAGGCACGAGCACATGGACCCGCTCGCCACCATCTCCACCCGCCGCACCCCGCAGACCCAGAAGGCTGACCGCCGCCAGGTACGCAACAGCGCCGGCGGCTACGTCTTCGAGCTCGACGACCTCGCGCGCCTGCGCCGCTTCCTCACCCTCGGCACCGACGGCGCCACCTACTACACCTCCGCCGCCGACCTGACCCGCGACAACGCCGACGTGCTGTTCCGGCTCGCCGAGACCGCCCACGCCGCCGCGGTCGACGTCGTCGCCGAGATCAGCGAGGCCGGCCGAGCCCCGCGGCAGAACCCCGCGATCTTCGCGCTCGCCGTGCTCGCCTCCACCGGAGACGCCGACCAGAAGCGGTACGCCCTCGCGCAGCTCCCCCGGGTCGCGCGGACCGGCACCCACCTGTTCCTGTTCGCCCGCTACATCGAGCAGTTCCGCGGCTGGGGCCGCGGCCTCCGGCGTGCCGTCGGCGACTGGTACCTCGCCCGCGAGGTCGACGCGCTCGCCTACCAGGCCGTCAAGTACCGGCAGCGTGAGGGCTGGTCGCACCGCGACCTCCTGCGCCTTGCGCACCCGGGCACCGACGAGCCGGGCCGACGCGCGCTGTTCGACTGGATCGCCCGGGGCAGCGTCGACGAGCACACCCCGCGCCTGGTCGAGGGCTACCTCAAGGCCAACGAGCCCGGCGCCGACCACCCGGCCCTGATCCGGGACTACGGCCTGTCGTGGGAGATGCTGCCCGACGACGCACTCGGCAAGCCGGCCACGTGGGACGCGCTCCTCGACGTCGGCATGCCGCAGACCGCGCTCATGCGCCAGCTCCCGCGCCTCACCCGCCTCGGTCTCCTGCCCGCGATGGGCGGACGTACCGCCGAGGTTGCCGCGCGTCTCTCCGACGCCGAGCGACTCCGCAAGGCCCGCGTACACCCGATCAACGTCCTGGTCGCCCAGCGCACCTACGCCTCTGGCGCCTCCGCTCGAGGCGAGGGCGTGTGGACGCCGACGACCAAGATCGTCGACGCCCTCAACGACGCGTTCTACGCCGCGTTCGGTGCCGTCGAGCCGACCGGGAAGCGAACCATGCTGGCCCTGGACGTGTCCGGGTCCATGACGCACCCGATCAGCAACATGCCGCTGTCTTGCCGCGAGGCATCCGCCGCACTGTCGCTGGTCACGGCTGCGGTCGAGCCCGAGCACATCACCGTCGGGTTCACCGCCGCAGACGGATACGGCGGCTGGGGTGCGAGGGCTGCGCTGACGCCGCTCGCGATCAGCCCGCGCCAGCGGCTCGACGACGTCATCAAGACCGTGTCGAACCTGCCGTTCGGCCGGACCGACTGTGCGCAGCCGATGACGCACGCGCTGGCCACCGGGCTCGAGGTCGACACCTTCGTCGTCTACACCGACAACGAGACCTACTACGGCAACATCCACCCGCACCAGGCACTGCAGCAGTACCGCCGCGAGACCGGCATCGACGCCCGCCTGGTCGTGGTCGGGATGACCGCCACCCCGTTCTCGATCGCGGACCCGTCCGACCCCGGCATGCTCGACGTCGCCGGCTTCGACTCGGCCGTGCCCAACCTGATCGGGGACTTCTCGCGTGGGCTCTGACGCCCGCGCCCAGCAAGCGCGCGAGCACCACGAAGCGGCTGCCCGCGCGCTTGCCGATGCCGACCGCCACCGCGATCAGCGCGACCAGCTGGTGCGTTCGCTGCGCCGCGACGACCCGAAGCGCTGGACCTACCTAGCGTTGGCTAAGGCCGTCGGCTGCAGCCCTGAGCTCATCGCCGTGATCATCAAGCAACGCGACTCGTGACGCTCGATCCGCCGATGTGGAGCTTCGACGTGTTCACCTCGCCGCACGACGACGTGAAGCGGGGGATCCTGGATCGCGTCTGGTCGAGGGTCAACGTGTCACGGGTCGAGTACCCATCGTGGGTGGATGCCTACGCCGTGGCCGCCGAGATGGCCGCGGCAATCCACGGCGGCATGCCGACCAGTGTCCTGCCGAGGTACTGATGTGGCTGCTGGTGCAGATGCTACGCTTGCCTCGGCTGGTCGGACACGCAACGCCGATGCTCTAGGCGGGACGACCAGGAACCACCTCCCGAGCCGAAGGGGAGCCCTTCCTAACGGGAGAAGTGCGCTCTCGATCAGGCCGCCAGGCCAGAGCCCCAGGCTCATGCCCGGCGGCCTTTGTCGTACCCGGTGAGGTGGCCAGTGACCAAGCGCTCATGCTCCACATCAGGATGTGGAGCGCTGGTCGAGCAGGGTGTACGCGGTGGCCGCTGCCCTGCCTGCGAGCGTGAGCACGACCGTGCACGTGGTGGCCGCGAGGAACGTGGCTACGGCAAGGAGCACCGTGCTGAGCGTGCACGCCTGCAGTCCTACATGGACGCTGGTGTGACGTACGAGTGCTGGCGATGCAAGGCGCTCGGCAAGGCCGTGCTCATCGACCCGAACGACTGGGCACTCGGTCACTGCGACATCGACCGCACGATCTATCACGGCCCCGAGCACCCGAGCTGCAACAACGGTACGCGCGGCCGCGTCGGCTGCCCACACCCCAGCCACCACCCCGGGGGGTGACCCCCAAACCCCTTTACTTTCGTCGCCGCAGGGGAGGTCTCCGGCAGGTGCGCGGGGTTCAAAGACTTTCCGGCCGGCGGGCCTGACCGCCACTGCACGACCCACGGGACACGAGGCCCGGTCAATCCCTCGGCGATGGAGGTACCCCGATGCCGAGAGGCGGATCGCGGGCCCGATCCGGGCCTGAAGCAGACCCCAACTCCCGCACCAGCGAGCGCAAGCGCGCGGCCGCGAAGAAGGCCGCCGCGAAGAAGTCGACGGAGGCGGAACCGACCAAGGCGCTGCCGATCACGGAGTCGGACTTCAACCCGATGGCGCTGCCTGCCCGCGGCCGCAAGGGCCGGACGCCGGCGTTCCCGCTCCCGAAGATCGTCCGGTTCATCGCCGGACTCAACGACAGCGGCAAGTCCATCAAGCTGCCCGACACTTCGGCGTCGAACGCGTTCCGGAAGCGCGAGTTGGCACTGTGGGGCGAGCTGTGGAAGACCCCGCAGGCAGTCGCGTGGGAGAGAGAGACGTGGCGGTGGCCGACCATCGCCCGGTACGCGCGGATCTGCGCCACCACCGAGCTCGAGCCGGACGCGTCCGCTGCCCTGCTCTCGCGTGAGCGCGAGCTCCGGATCGAGTGCGGGCTCACCCCGGACGGCCTGAAGCTCAACGGGTGGGCGATCGCTCCCGACCAGCTCGCGGAGAAGCGCGCCGAGAAGAAGACGGCGCCGGCCGCGAAGGCTCCGCAGCGTCGGCTCCGAGCCGTCACGCCGACCGCGGAGGCTGAGCCCGAGATCCTCGAGCAGCAAGGGTAGGCCCCGCTGTGACTCCTTCGGGGTCGCAGTTCGTCGTTGACTTCCCCACCCTGGGGGACCTCGCAGAAGCGTGGATCAGCCGGCACTGCCGCGTCCCGGACGGGTTCGCGCGCGGCCGGCCGATGAAGCTGGCCGACTGGCAGTTCTGGATCGCCGCAAACCGGTGGCGGATCCGCGAGGACGCCGTCTTCGTCTCCCCGGACGTCATCGGCGAGCTCCTCGAGCGGATCGCGACCGCGTCCTACGACGAGACCGGCCAGCTGATCGACTCCGACGGCGTGCCGATCGGCGAGATCACCAACGACGACCTGCCGCTGCTGAACCAGGCGTTCTACTACCGCCGCACGCTGACCGTGGCGCCGCAGAAGACGGGCAAGGGCCCGATGTCGGCGTCGTTCGTCGCGTTCGAGGCCGCTGGGCCGTCAGTGTTCGCCGGCTGGGCCGAGGCTGGCGACGTCTACCTCTGTTCGGACAACGGCTGCGACTGCGGTTGGTCGTATGAGTACCTGCCAGGCGAGCCCAAGGGCATGCGGCACCCCTCGCCGCTGATCCAGATCACCGCGTTCTCCGAGGACCAGGCCGACAACATCTACCGCCCCCTGCGCGGCATGATCCAGCTCGGCCCGCTGAAGAAGCTCCTCGCCGTCCGCGAGGGCTTCGTCCGGGTCCTGGGAATGTCGGAAGACGACGACCTCGACCGCGTCGACGTCGTCACCGCCTCGGCCAACTCCCGCCTCGGTAACCCGATCTCGGACTCCGAGCAGGACGAGATCGGCCTGTGGACCGAGTCGAACAAGATGATCGGCGTCGCCGACTCCCAGAACCGCGGCGCGGCGGGCATGGGCGGCCGGACCCACGGCACCACCAACGCCTGGGACCCCGCGACCGCGTCCTACGCCCAGCAGCTTTTCGAGGCGGCCGAGGACGACGTCTTCGTCTTCTACCGCAACCCCGACCTCGAGCCGTCACTCCTCGACGACCAGGGTCGACCGATCTCGTTCCTCGAGGAATCCTCCCGCCGCAAGATCCTCGCCTGGGTCTACGAAGGCTCCTGGTGGGTCAACCTCGACTCCATCAACAACGAGGCCGTCGCCCTGATCAAGAAGGGCGACGCCGCACAGGCCGAGAGGTTCTTCGGGAACAGGCTCGTCCAGGGCGCAGGCGCCTGGCTTCCTCCGGGCGCGTGGGCTGCGGCCTACGCCGGCGCCAGTGTGGAGGCCGCATGAGAGCTCGTGACCAGATCTGGCTACCGAACCCGCCCGACGGGATCGCGGTCTGTGGAGGGTTCGACGGGTCGCTCAACAACGACTGGTCCGCGATCAAGCTGGAGACCCGCGAGGGCCTGATCTTCACGCCGCGTTACGGGCCGGACCAGATCCCGACGATCTGGAACCCGTCGAAGTGGGGCGGGAAGATCCCCCGCGAGCAGGTCGACATCGCATGGGAGGAGATCTGCCGACGGTGGCGGCTCCTGCGGTCCTACTGCGACCCCGGCTTCCACGACGAGACCGACTGGTCGACCGAGATCGAGACCTGGGACGAGAAGCACGGACCCGACGTCTTCGTGCCCTGGCCGACGAACCAGCTGAACCGGATGTATCCGGCGCTGCGCCGGTTCGAGGCCGACCTGGAGAACGCAGCGATCACCCACGACGGGTGCCCCATCACGAGCACGCACATGGCCAACGCCCGCAAGCTCGCCGCCCGCGGCGACCGCTACGTGCTCGGGAAGCCGTCCCAGGAACAGAAGATCGACGTCTCCGTCACCTCGGTGCTCTGCCACGAGGCTGCCGCCGACATGCGCGCCGAAGGCTGGCCCGACGACGTCGACAACACCGTCCTGGTGCACCGCCGATCGACGCCGCGGCGACGTACTGCGTCCAAGGAGCTCCTTGACCAGCTCCGCCGCAACCCCTGACCGAAGGAGGCGAGTCCGTGGCCCTGACCGACGACGAGAGCGCAACTCTCAAGCGGCTGCAGAAGCGCCTTGAGGACGACCTCGCTGGCCGCCCAGGAGAGGACGGCCGCAAGCGCAAGGCGTTCGCCTCGCTCGATGCCTACTACGAGGGCGAGCAGCGGCTTGAGCAGCTCGGGTACGCGATCCCCGACGACCTGCGCGAGTTCGTCACCATCGTCGCCTGGCCCGGGACCTACGTCGACGCGATCTGCGACCGGCAGACCGTCGTCGGGTTCCGGCGAGCCGGACAGCCCGAGGCCGACACCGGCCTGTGGCGAATCTGGCAGGCAAACAAGCTCGACGCCGAGTCGTCCATGGCCCGTGTCGACCGCGGCGTGTTCGGTCGCGGCTACTACTGCCTGGGCAGCAACGACGACGATGACGAGACGCCGCTGATCACGGTCGAGTCGCCCATGCAGATGACTCACGAGTGGTCGAACCGTAAGCGCACCGCTACGGCGGCCGCGCGGTTCTACACCGACGACTCCGGGTCGAAGAAGACGCGGCACGCGACGCTCTACATGCCGGACGTCACGAAGTGGCTGGTTCGCGAGAAGGGCCGTTGGGTTGAGGAAGACTCTGATGAGCACAACCTCGGCCGTGTCCCCGTCGTTCCCATGGTCGGCCGCGCGCGTACCCACGACCGCTATGGCCGGTCCTCGTTCCTCCGAATCATCGGCCTGACCGACTCCGGCGCCCGCGTACTCACCAATGGCGATGTCGCCTCCGAGGTCATGGCCCTGCCCCAGCGGTGGGCAGCCAACCTCAGCCCCGACGACTTCAAGGACCCGGAGACTGGGGTGCCGCTCACCACGTGGGAGGCCTACTTCGGCGCGGTGTGGACCTCGACCAACAAGGACGCCAAGTTCGGCCAGTTCTCAGCCGCCGACCTCGGCAACTTCTCCAAGCGCCTCGGCGACCTGGCCCAGATGGCGTCCGGCATCACCGGTCTCCCGATGCGGTACTTCGGGCAGCTCTCAGACAACCCGCCGTCCGCCGACGGGATCCGGGCCGACGAGGCCCGGCTCGTCAAGACCGCCGAGAAGGGCAACGAGGCCGAGGCCGAGGCGCTCGAGGAGGTCATGGCGATCGCCGAACGGATCCGCACCGGCGAATGGGACGCCACACTGCGGTCGCTGGAGACCGTGCACGTCAACCCTGCGACTCCCACTATCGCTCAGCAGGCTGATGCCACCGTCAAGCTTCGCACCGAGCGGATCATCTCGCTGCGTCAGGCCCGCCGTGACATGGGGTACACGCCGGTGCAGATCGCGAACATGGAGCAGGACGACCGCGACGAGGCCGAGAACGGCGACGCGCTCCTGGGTCGGATCGCGGACGGGCTGATCAATGCCGGCACCGGCCTCGGCGAGTAGGCACTACCGCCGAGTCCAGCGTCTCGCCGGGATCACCGTGGCGGCCGCGCGGCGGTCGTGGCGAAAGATGGACCCGGCCCGCAGCTGGGAGCAGCAGTACCAGGAGGAAGGCGGGATCGGCGCCGAGCTCGCCCTTCTCGCTGGGGCCGCCCAGGTCGCTGCCGCCCGCGAGTCCGACTCCTACATGGCCAACGTCCTCAACGAGCTCGCATTCGGTCCCCCGACCCAGCGTGGTGTCGTCAACATCCCTGGGTTCGTCGGGGTGATGGGAGACGGCCGCCCGGTCGAGACGCTCATCGGGCAGACCGTCGTCTTGGCGGGCGAGTCGTTCAACGAGGCCCGCGCCGCGGCGCCCGTTCAGGCCCGAAGCATCGACCTGGATCGAGCAGCAGCCGAGGCGCTCCAGGAGGCCGAGCGGTTCCTCGACAAGATCATGCACGAGGTCGTTGCCGAGACCGCCCGGGCCGCCGAGTCCGCGGCCATGGTCCAGCGCGAATGGGTCGAGGGCTGGGTCCGGATGGTCAACCCACCCGCCTGTTCCCGCTGCATCATTCTGGCCGGCCGGTTCTACCTCTGGAACGAGGGCTTCGACCGGCACCCCAACTGCGACTGCGACCACATCCCAGCCTCCGAGGCGATCGCCGGGGAACTCACCCTCGACCCGGACGCCTACTTCGAGTCCCTCACCCCCGAGGAGCAGGACCAGCGGTTCGGGAAGGCCGGCGCACAGGCGCTGCGCGACGGCGCCGACATGGCCCAGGTCGTCAACGCCCGACGCGGCATGCAGAAGGCGCAGGTCTTCGGCCGCGACGCCCTGATCACCACCGAAGGCACCACCCGCCGCGGCCGCGCGAACCGTGCCCTGAACTCCCGTCGCCGCAACACCGGTGGCACCCGCACCGGAGGCGCCGCGCCGATCCGGCTCATGCCCGAGTCGATCTACGACCAGGCCAAGGATCGCGCCGACGCGATCCGCCTCCTGAAGCTCCACGGCTTCATCACCTGACTTCCCGCCCGCGGGATGACGCTCACGGCCAGCGGGAATGGCCGGCACCCACGTAGACACCTACGGAGATCACCCATGGCCAAGCACAACCCGTTCGCGTTCGACCAGCCGATCACCCTCGACAACCTCGACCAGCTCTTCGCGCACCACCGCGCCCGCACGGGCGGATGGCGCATGGAGGAGGGCGGCACCGGCGGCACCGGTGGAACCGGCGGAGAAGGCGGAGACAAGGGCGGGAACGACGACCCGCCGAAGTTCGAGCCCATCACCTCCCAGGAGGAGCTCGACAAGCGCATCGGGCCCCGACTCGCCAGAGAGCGCGAGAAGTTCTCGGACTACGCCGACCTGAAGAAGAAGGCCGACGAGTACGACAAGGCCGTCGAGGCCGCCAAGACCGAGCAGGAGAAGGCCGTCGACGCCGCCCGCCAGGAAGGCGAGACCGGCGCCCTCGAGAAGGTCAACGCCCGGCTCGTCGCAGCCGAGGCGAAGGTCCTTGCCGCCCAGGCCAACGCACACAACGCTGGCGCGGTCGTGAAGATGCTCGACCTGTCCGGGGTCGCCATCGGCGACGACGGCGAGGTCGACGCCAAGGCCGTCCAGGACAAGCTCGACGCCCTCAAGACCAGCGACCCCTACCTCTTCGGCGACGGCAAGACCAAGCCAAAGGCCGATCCCTCCCAGGGCGGCGGTGGCGGCACCGACAAGGCCGGCGTCGACCGCGGTCGCGAGATGTACGAGAACCGCCGCAAGAAGACGTCCTGACCCCTCGCGAGGGCCAGGAACCCTTACGCGCCCGCTCGGGTGCGGCACCACGTGGCTCGACCACGGACCACCCATTCACCCTCCATCGCATAGGAGAAGCCGATGCCTCGTATGAAGACCGAGACCATCAACTCCGGTGACATGTCCTGGCTGGGTTCGGACCACGGCATCGCCAACGGCCGCCCCGAGCTGCTCGACATCAGCACCTTCACCGCGGGTACCCACTACCCGAACGGGTACATCCCGTCCGGCACCCCCGTCGCCAAGGTCGGTGGGGTTCTCGTGCCCTACGACAGCACCGAGGCCACTGTCACCGGCGCCGGCATCCTCGCCGGGTTCGTCCTGACCGACCAGAGCGTCGTTGGCACCAACGACTTCGCCGTCCCGGTCCTCGACCACGGCCGCGTTCGCGCCGCCAAGGTCCCGACCGGCGTCCAGGCCTTCGTTGCGCCCGTCGCAGCCGCGAAGCGCGCCGCCACGACCGTCGTCTACATCTGAGAGGGCCCTGAGACATGACGCTCTGGACTGACATCATCGACCCCGCCACGCTGACCGGGTACGCCCGCGCCAGCCTGGCCGACTACGAGGCGAGCAAGGGCACCCTGGCCCGCTGGCTTCCCAACCGTGAGATCGCCGACATCTCCGCCCGGTTCGTCGCCGGCAGCGCCGGTCTCATCGACGTCGCGGACTTCCGTGCCTACGACGCCGAGATCACGATCGGCAAGACCCCCGACGGCAAGCGGATCACGATCGAGCTGCCCGCCGTGGGCCGCAACATCCCGATCTCGGAGTACAACCAGCTCCGCGCCCTGGGGGCCAGCCCCTCCGACGAGGCCGTCCTCCTCTCTGTACAGAAGGCCACCGACGTGGTCGTGCGTGCGGTGGCCGACGCCATCGAGCGTATGCGAGGCGTCGTCCTCCAGACCGGCAAGGCCACCCTCGCCGGCTTCATGGACGACGACTTCGCCCGCGCCGCCGGGCACACCGTGACCGCCCCGGCCCTGTGGTCGGTCGCGAACACGGACGCCCTCGGCCAGCTGACCGGGTGGACCGACACCTACACCGACGCCAACGGCGTGCCCCCGGGCGCGCTGCTCATGTCGACCCGGGCGCTGCGGGCGATGGCGACGCTGGACCAGTTCAAGACGCAGCTGCTCAACGGCGCGTCCCGCCCCGCCACGATCGACGACGTCCGCGCCGTCATCTCCGCGGCCGGCCTGCCCGACATCCACGTCTACGACCGGCGCGTGTCGATCGGCGGCGTGGCGACCAAGGTCCTCTCCGACGACCGGGTGCTCCTGCTCCCGGAGCCGGTCGAGACCGACGACTACGCCGGCACCGAGCTCGGCGCGACCTTCTGGGGCCGCACCCTGACCTCGGTCGAGGCCTCGTGGGGCATCGAGGACTCCGAGCAGCCGGGCCTCGTCGCGGGCGTCTACCGCAACGAGAAGCCCCCGATGATCGCGGAGGTCATCTCAGACGCGGTCGCGCTCCCGGTCCTCGCCAACGCGAACCTCTCGTTCGTCGCGGACGTCCTCTGATGGCGGCCCGGAAGCCCACGCAGGCCGAGGTGCCGGCCGGGCCTACCGAAGAGGAGGCCAAGGCTGCCGCCGAGGCCGAGGCGAAGGCTGCCGAGGAGGCCGCTGCTGCGGCCGCCGCGGAGGCGGAGGCGGAGGCTGCCGCGGACGCGGAGGCTCAGGCCAAGGCCGATGCGGAGGCCGCAGCCAGCCAGGCCCAGCAGCAGGACGACGTCACCGAGGACGAGTACGCCTCGATCCTCGCCTCGGTGTCCCTGCGGACCGCGGTCCACGTCCAGGTCGACGACCGGTACCACGCCTTCCCGGCGGGCACGAAGGTCGGCGACGTGGTCAACGGCGTCGAGTTCTCCGAGGAGCTCGCCGCCACGGTCACCAACCTGAAGGCATGGGTCATCCCGACCCAGGCCGACTGACCGAGAGGGGGCGTCTTCATGGGAGTCTCACCAGCTGATGTTGCGAGGACGCTCGAGCAGGACGCCCCCTCCGAGTCGTCTCCCACCTTCAAGGCGTGGGACCAGTGGATCGCCGATGCGCGGACCCAGATCCGGGTCCGCCTCGGCGACCTGGACGCCCTCGACGAGGAGGTCCTCGACTACGTCGTCCGTGAGGCGGTAGCCGAGAAGGTCCGCAACCCGGCCGGCGTCAAGCAGTCCTCGGTCACGATCGACGACGGCACGATCTCCAAGACGTACCAGGGCGGCACCGGGCAAGTCACCATCCGCGAGGAGTGGTGGGCCCTGCTCACCCCGACCAAGGTCGACAACCAGGGAGCGTTCACCATCCGCCCAGGCGGGAACCGGCCCCGGAGGGTGTGTTGATCGGCGACGAGCTCGCCGCCGCACTCCCCGAGCTGCGCCGGCACGCCCAGTCGCGGATGACCTCCCGCCTCCTCCTGCGCCGCAAGACGACCGAGACCGACATCAACGCCGAAGGCATCGATGTCGCGGTGTGGGACGACATCTACGTCGACCTGCCGTGCTGGGTCGACTGGGAGGCCTCGGGCTCCAACTCTGGGGTCAACATCAACGTCGGCGCCGGTGTCCAGGTCACCCGGGCCCGTCGCGTCCTGAAGGTCCCGCACACCGCGACCCTCGGCAAGGACCACGACGTCGCGCGGATCTCCGGCGGCGCGCTCGACGGAAAGTTCTTCCGCCTCATCGAGGTCACCTTCGCCGACCAGAAGAAGCAGCAGGAGATCCCGATCATCGAGTGCCCCCGGCCGGAGGGATGGACCTGATGCGCATCACCGTCCGCCGCGAAGGCAACGGGCTCAACGAGCTCATCGCCGACCTGATCGCAGTCCCCGGCAAGGTCTACGGCGAGGGCACTGCAATCGTCCACCGCGACGGGGAGCGCGCCAAGCGGTTCGCCCGCAACGTCGCCCGCCGCAACGCCGGCCCCCACGGCGCCCTCTTCTACAAGCGGATCACCGCCGAGATGACCGGACCCCTCACCGCCGAGGTCGGGCCCACCGCCCCCGCGAGCGGCCACTACACCGGTGTCGACGACCCGGCCGGCCCCGGACGCGACCTCGACGAGGCCTTCGCCAAGGTCCGGCCAGTCTTCGGCAAGCACGCCTCCGAGTTCATGGACGAACTGCTGTGAGCGAGCCCACCGACCAGGAGCCCCGGGCGATCGTCATCAAGGCCGCATTGCAGGCCGGGATGGCCACCGGCGTGCCCGCCTACGAGCTCGACGAGGTCCCCGAGACCGAATCAGGCGCCAGCCCAGACCCCTCGACTCCGCCGCGGTACGTGTGGTTCGACCTCGGACGCCGATGGGTCCGGAAGAGGCGCCTCGGCGGATGGGTCTCCGTCCCCGGCGGCTCGCTGACGACCCACTACCACGCGCCCAGCATCACCGGGATCCGCGAGCTCCGCCGCCGCGTCACCTCGGTGCTCGAGGGCAAGGCCTTCGCCCTGCCCGACGGCGACACAGTCGGCCCCTTCGACTTCGAAGACGAAGGCGACCCCGTGCCCCGCGACGGCGGCTGGTCGGCCTTCGACTCCTGGACCTTCTGAACCACCAATCCACATCCGCGAGGAGACACACCATGGCGACCAGCCGCAACCAGACCTCTGCCACCGAGCAGGCCCCCGAGGAGAAGACCGAGGGGACCACCGAGCCGGCCACCGCCGCGACCGACACTGCCCCGGCAGAGACCGCTCCGGCCCCTGCCGCGTCCGCGTCGCCGACGCCCGACGAGTTCGGGCGGCTCCGGGTCCGCGACCGCGACACCGGCCACGAGCGGACCATCCACGCCGGCGAGCTGCCCCACGGCAACTACACCGTGCTGGACCGGCGGGCCTCCGACCGTTCCGGCGACCCGCTGCCGCCCAAGCACGCGTCCCGCTGACCCCCTGCCCGCCCCTGTCGAACCCCTGTCGAGCCCACCCAAAGCGGCCTTGAGGCCGAGAATGAAGGAGTACGACAATGCCCGAGCCGCTTCGCCCCGCAGCTACCAAGACCTACCAGCGCGAGAACTGGATCTTCGTCCCGACCATCGGCTCGGCGACCCTCGCCCCGACGGTCGCCGAGGCGTCCGGTGCCTCGGCGCTGGACTTCACCAACATCGTGTTCGATGACGGTGCGCCGGAGCCGACGCAGAACACGAACCTGGCAGAGCAGAAGCGTCGCCTCGGCGACGGCGGCATCTACCAGTTCGTCGGTGCCACCACCTACGAGGGTGGCGAGTTCACCTACCAGTTCGCTCAGCAGGGCGCTTCCGCGTCGGACGGCGTGAAGGCGTGGGAGAAGTTCCTGAACGCCGGCGCCACGGTGACGGGCTTCTTCGTGCGCCGCCTGGGCGTCACGCAGGCCACGAACGTCATCGCCGGCCAGTTCGTCGACGTGTACCCGGTCGAGATCGGCCCGTCGCTGTCCTCGAAGACCGGTGAGGGCGAGTCCGCCGAGGGCGCCGCCGTGGCGTCCTACGCGATCACCTCGAAGCCCGCCTTCAAGGTCGCCGTCCTGGCCTGACATACCCCCGGCCGGGTGGCGGTTCGACAGCGCCCCCGGCCGGGTTCGACCCCTGTCGAAACCCTGTCGAGAGGAACCAGCAATGCCGAAGATCATCGTCCCCATCTACGCCGACGGCGACCGCGAGCGCCTACGCGAGCTCACGATTGCCGTCGACGCCGCCGAGCGCGACGCCGCGAAGAAGAGCGGTGCGCCGAAGCGTGGCGGCGACCCATCTCCCGCCGAGGCGGTCAACGCCGCCCGGGCGGCATTCGATGAGTTCTTGGACGAGGCGGCCGAGCGTGCCGAGGGCTGGGGCCTGGACCACATCGGGTTCCGGGAGTTCCGCGCCTTGCTCAAGGCGCACCCGGCGCGCACGACCACCTCGACCGCCGACGACGGCTCCGTCACGGAGATCACCGACCCGGCCGACAAGGGCTGGGGCGTCAACACCGAGACCTTCCCCGAGGCGCTGCTGCTCTACGTCGACGAGGATGACCCTGACATGCGCACGATCGTCGAGCTCAAGCAGGGCAACCGCAACATCGCCAGCGACCCCGACAAGCTCCGCAAGCGCATCAGGCGGCTGTCCGAGGGCCAGTTCGATGACCTGTGGCAGCGGGCGTACTGGCTGAACAAGGACGGTGTCGGCGACCCAAAACTCGAACGCTTCTCGCCGAGCACCCCGAGGTCGAGCGAGACCTGAGCCTCGCCGTCGAGCTCGGCCTCACCCTGGCCGAGTTCGACCGCCTCCCCGCCGATGAGCGGGAGCTGTGGATCGCCCGCCGCGAGCGGGACCGGGAGACCTGCACGCACTGCGGCAACCCGATCAGTGAGTGCTCCGATCCGGAGACTGCCTACTACCCGTTCCGCATCGTCTGCTACGCCACGATGGAGCGAGAGGCCGCCAACGCCGCCTACGCCGACCTCCACGAGGATGCGCCCTTCCACGACGGCACGTTCACGTCGTGGGCCAAGGAGCGCAGCAAGCGGCACCCGTACCGCTACAACGACGGGGTCACCATCACCGTTGCCGGTCACGACCCGACGCCGTGGGACAAGTTCACGACCGAGCGGGATGCTTCCCCGGCGCTACCGGCTTCATCAGCCCCTTAGTGTCCGGCCGGACGCCGCCGGTAGCCGCTGCGATCTGGCGCAGCGAGTCGCGTACATCCGTGGCCCATCGGTACAGCCACACCCAGAACCACACACCTAGGCCGATCACGGCCAGCACGAAGAGCGGCACAACGATTTCCATGCCGTCCATCGTGCGCCCGACACGCTCTGCTGCGCCATGGCCTACGTAAGTCATACCGAATCGAGGTGATCCCGTGTCGGTCCGCAAGGAAACGATCATCCTCGAGATGGAGGACCGCGCCAGCCGTCCGGCGCTCGGCGCGGTAGGCCCGCTCCAGGCACTCAACGCCGAGCTGGCGGCCCTCGACGGTCGGGCTACGACCGCAAGTCGTCGGTTCACCTCGATGACGCAGCGCGCGGACAAGCTCACGGGCTCGATGGGCAACGCGAACGCCGCTCTCGGTCGGACGAGCACGACGCTCGACGCGATGGGCAGCGTTGGCCTGGTTCGGTTCGGCAGGCAGGCGGACTCTGCCGCGGCAAGCCTCGATCGTTTCTCGGGTCGGGCGGCTCTCCTGGGCACTGCGATCGCAGCCATTGGCCCGGCGGCCTTCCCGATCGCCGCGGCCGCCGTACCCGCCCTGGTCTCCCTTACCGCTGGCCTCGGCGCTGCCGCGGGAGCTGCAGGCGTTCTGATGCTCGCGTTCAATGGCGTCGGCGACGCCGTGACGGCGGTGTCGGATTACCGCCTTGCTCCGACCGCTGAGAACCTCGCCAAGGTCCAGCAGGCCATGGAGGACCTCGGGCCCGCGGGCGCGTCGTTCGTCATGGCCATCGACCGAGCGACCCCTGCGCTGCAGGACCTGCAGCGGACCGCCCGCGAGGGGATCTTCCCCGGCTGGGAGAGTGGGCTCGACGAGCTCATGACGCAGCTGCCAGGCGTCCGGAACTTCGTCGCTGACCTGTCCTCCACCGTAGGTGGGCTCGGCGAGGCCAGCGCGCACGCGCTGGTCAACGACGCCGACTGGCAGGAGTTCTTCGACCTCATCGGCACAGACGGGCCGTCGGCGCTCGAGGACTTCGGCCGCGCCACCGGCAACGTCGTCGCAGGGGCTGCGAACCTCGCCGAGGCCCTCTCCGAGCTCACTGGCAACCGCGACGGCCTGGTCGAGAACGCCCGCGCCTTCCGCGAGTGGGCAGCCAACCTCGAGAACACCGAAGGCTTCCAGGACTTCGCCGCCTTCGCCCGCGAGTCGGGCCCGCAGGTGGCCGATTTTCTCGCTTCCACCGGCAGCGCCATGCTCAGCATGGCCGAAGCCGCCGCGCCCTGGGGCCAGGTCGTTCTTCCCGCCCTGACCGCGTTCGCGGATGTCGTCGACGTGATCGCGGGCTCCCCGCTCGGGCCTCCCCTGTTCGCCGCCGCGGCCGCGATGCTGGTCTTCAACAAGGCGTCCGCGCTCATGGGCCCAAGCCTCGATCGCGCTAAGACGTCGCTCACCGGGCTGGGCGCTTCGCTACGACAGACCAGCGCGGACCTGCGGACGATGTCCGGCGGCTGGTCTTCGGCCAGCAAGGCGACGGCGCGCGACGCGGCCGCGATGACCGCCGCCACAGGCCGCCTCAGGTCCAACCTGGCCTCGGTCGGGGAGCATGCTCGCTCGGCTGGCCCTGGCATCGCCGCGTTCGGCTTCATGGCTTCCGGCGCCGCCGACGACATGGGCCTCTCGAACACCGCCCTCCTCACCATGGCAGGCGCCATGGCCGGCCCTTGGGGCGCGGCCGCGGGCGCAGCCATCGGCCTCGCGATCGACTTCGCCAAGGCCAACGACGAGGTCGAGAAGTCCGTTACCGACGCCGCCACCGCGGTCGCCTCGGCGAACTTCGGCGAAATCGGCAGCCAGATGCAGACCGCTGGCGAGGCCGTGAGGCAGTTCAAGGCCGACGTCGCGTCCGTCTCTGACGGCGACGTCGACTGGGATCTCGGCGCGTACATGAAGGGCAGCAAGAACTGGGTCGAGGGCCTCTTCGGCAAGTCTGACCTCGAAGAGCTCCAGGAGCGCCTGGCCAAGACGCGCACCGAGTTCTCCGACCTGGTCGACGCCGGCGCCAAGCTCGGCGAGGAATTCGACATCGACGTCGGCGGCACCCAGGCGCAGAAGCTGACAGCGCTGCAGGATCTGGCCACCAAGGCGCAGCCTGCGATGAGCGCCCTCGGCATCACCTTCGAGGACCTCGGCAACGCTGCAGCCCGGGGTGACGGGTCCCTCGATGTCATGGTCGGACGAATCTCGGCATGGCAGTCCGTTGCAGACTCAACGGCCGGCCGCACCGAAGCCGTCGGCGACGCGATCGCCAACCTCGGCAAGGACGCACTCGGCACCGCGGCGTCGGCCGACACGCTGGCCGCCGCGCTTCAGGGCCTGATCTCGCCCGAGCAGGACCTCATCGCCGCCCAGGACGCCATGTCCTCGACGCTCAACGGTCTCAAGGACAAGGTCGACGGGACGAACAAGTCGCTGCTCGGCAGCTCGGATGCAGCCATCAAGAACCGGGCCGCGATCTCCGCAGGTGTCACCGACATCAACAACCTCGCCGCCGCTCAGGCTGCCGCGGGAGAGAGCAGCCTCACCGTCGCGTCGACCATGAACGCGCAGCGGCAGGCCCTGATCAATGCCGGCCAGGCCGCTGGGCTCAGCCGCAGACAGGTTGAGGCGCTCGTCAACCAGATGGGTCTGACTCCCGACGTCGTCCGCACTGCGTTCGAGGCGGCAGGCATCGAGGGTGTCAACGCCAGGACCCAGGCCCTCGCGGCCAGGTTCAATGCTCTGCCCAAGCGGCTCCGGACTGACATTGCCACCAACGGCATCCCGAAGTCCGAGGCGGACATCCAGCGTCTGACGGCGAAGTACAACCTCACTCCGAGGCAGGTGCGAACTCTCGCGTCCCTCAGGGACAACGCCTCTGGCCCCATTGCCGCCGTCGTCGCCGCTCTGAACGCCGCGGACGGGAAGACGGCGACCACGACCATCACGACCGTGATGCGCACGGTCGAGCAGACCGCGGCCATCAACCGCGAGCGCGCCAACGGCGGGTTCCAGGAGAACGGCCGCCTGGCGTTCGCCGATGGCGGTTACGGCATGGATGGCCGCTACTACTCCCGCACTCCGCAGATCATCCCGGGCGGCGCGAACATCCTGTGGGGCGAGAAGGAGACAGGCTGGGAGGCCTACATCTCCGGGAAGCCCTCGGAGCGGGAGCGGAACCTCCAGATCCTTGCGATGGCCGCCGATCGCCTCGGCGCCGCAGTCACACCTTTCGCCAACGGCGGGTCGGTCGGGGCGGCCGCCAGGCGTCGTCGCCGGGACCCGGTCGCCGCGGCATTGTGGCAGTCCGGCCACCGTGACCCGAAGGCCGCCCTGATCGCCGGCATGACGGTCAAGCAGCTGGCCCGGCTGGGCCGGTCGTTCGACGACATCTCCGAGAAGCGCCTCAAGCGGTTCAGTCGCGGCCTCGATCGCGCCGCCGATCTGCAGGAGAAGCAGACCGACCGCGCCCGCGACCGGTTCGAGGACGTCCGCGACCGGCGTCGCGACATCGGCTCCGGGATCACCGAAGGCCTGCGCGGCGACCTGTGGGCAGACAACGGCGGTTCGGCGTTCGGGAAGCAGTTCGCCGCGGGCTCGATCGGCGCGGTCAACGCCCAACTCCGCCAGGAGACGACGCAGGGAAACCAGTTCCGCAAGGACATCGCGACCCTGCAGAAGAAGGGCCTCAACGGTGCCGCGCTGCAGGAGATCATCGCCTCTGGCGATGCCGACCGCGCCCGCATGTACGCCTCCGCGTCGAGGTCCGATGTCCAGACCTACGAGCGGCTCTACAACGCCCGCCAGAAGGCGACCGCCGCCGCAGGTAGCGCCGGCGGTGTCGCGCTGACTCCGGAGTTCGCCGCGCTACGTGCCGAGTATCAGAAGCAGTCGCGCGAGCTGACCCAGATTCGAAAGCTGCTCGCCGCCGGCGAGCGCGAAGAGAACCGGCGGCACAACGAGGCGCAGAAGTCTCGTAAGGACAACGGCGCCGGCCCGGCGGCTCGAAAGGGGGCGAGGAATCGATGAGTGTCTCGTTCCGGATCGACGACCTGGTGCTGCACTCCGACGTCGCAGATAACCGGGCCGCGCTGGAGGCCTCGGGGTACTACTTCGAGGTGTCCGCAGACGGCACGAAGCTGACCAGCGCCGAGGAGACCATCACCTCCATCCAGTCGCAGCTCTTCGACGGCGAGGCGATCAGCACAGGCTCCTTCGGGAACCTGCCCGCCACGGTGTTCGTGAGCATCCGCGCGACCGACTCGGCCCGCCTCGCCGAGGGCGCCCGTGACCTCATCCGCGTCCTCCGTCGCCCCGGCACCCGCGAACTCGTCTACAACGCAGCAGACGCCGCATCGCCGGCCACGGTCTTCGACGTGCTGCACACCAAGCCGACGCCGCAGTACGAGGGATCCAACGAAGAGGACCTCGACGAGGCCCGCAACATCCGGACCTACGAGCTGTCGCTGACCTGCAAGCCGTTCCCCCGCTCCGACACGGAGATCTCCACCCAGGGTGAGCAGGTCGCGGCACCGACGTTCACCCTGGTCGATGACGTCTCGTCCTCGGCGGCATGGTCCACCCAGGACCCGCTACGTACCGGTCGCTCGTCTCGGGCGTGGTCGCCGGCGCGCTACAACATCGTGACCAACGGCCTGGTCTCCGACTCCGTCCGCGCAGAGGGCTGGACCCGGGGCAGCAACACCGACACGATCGTGTGGAACACCCAGACCGGCGAGACCGGCCATATCACCGCCAGCAGGAAGACGGTCTTCGAGACCGCCTCCCGGCTGTACGTGAACTCGCCGAAGTGGCCCCTCCGAGGCACTGGTGCCCTGCGGCTGCGGCTGCGGATGGCGTCAACCTTCAACGCCTCCTTCGGCGTGCTGTACCGCTGGTTCAACACCAGCAACACCCAGATCGGCGCCGATCTCACCATCTCCGAGACCACCGTCGACGGCGAGATCGCCGCACTGATCACCCCTCCCGCGGGCGCAGTCTCAGTGAGCATCCACCCCTACGCCCGGTTCCTCGACGCCAACGGCAACAAGCGGTCCTGGGCGCTTCGGAAGGTCTACCTCGGCCCCGACGGCTCCTCGTTCTGGGGCGACACGGCCTCCTCGACCTCGGTGGCCTACGACTGGACCGGCACCCCGTACAACTCCCAGTCGGTCGAGCTGACCCCGGCCGCGCTGACGCCTGGCAGCGGCCAGGTCTCGGTCACCGGCTACGTCCACGGCGACTCGCGCATCGAGCTGCCGCTCGCGCGGACCGCATCGATCACCCCCACGACGGCATCGCCCTACATCGTCGTCACGGGAACCCTGTCGCCGCCCACGTCCAACCCCCGGCTGAGTCTGCGGATGCCGACGACGGGTTCGCTCTCGCAGCCCTACGGCGCCGCACCGGTGGTGCTCTCCTACGGGTCGAACGGATCGTTCAAGGCCTACTTCCGGGCGACCATGGCGACCACGATGTCGTCGGTGTGCCTCTCGCTGCACTCCATGGGTGACAGCGCGTCCTCGAGCTCCGTCACCATGACCGTGACGCAGGTCGACCTGGCCACCAGCATCCCGCCGATCGGTACTGGCCGGCAGGGGAAGTTCTCCCTCGACGTCCAGGGCACCATGCCGGCCGAGGCCTCGCTGCAGGTCGCCAACGCCGGCGGCGTCGGAACGAACGTGCTGATCTACACCGGCCCGGAGAACCCGAACTTCATGCCAGCACTGTCCCCGTCGCTGGTCGCTGCGGGCACTCCGGACGGGGCGACGATCTCGAACAAGAAGTTCACCGTCCCCACCAGCCAGCCGGCCTCACCGACCTGGCTGGTGCCGCACGTCGGCCTGGTCAACTCGACCTACGCCCTGTTCGCCAAGGTGTCCGGATCCGGTCTGACCTCCGGCTCGGCGTACACGTTCTCCACCTTCCAGCAGACCGGCGACATCGAGGGCACCGGATTCTTCGGAGAGTCGGCCACCTCGACCGGCAAGATCATCGCCGCGGGCTCTACGGCCTCGGGCATCTTCAGGATCGGCACACTGCGGATGCCGACCGTCGACCTGAACAACGACCCCGAGGGCGGCGAAGGTCTGCGCCTGTGGGTCTCCGGCGGAACCTGGGTCCTCGACGAGGCGTGGCTGTTCGACATGGTCAACGGCCAGCTCTCCCACATCGCGCCGTTCTCCGCGACCTACGCCAACGTGACCGTCCGCGCCGCCTCTCCCGACTTCCCGCAGCAGCGGTACTACACCGCCTACCCGGAGGGAAACATCCGGGACCAGTCGGCCCGCGTTCAGATCTGGGGAAACCACCGCCTCGACCCCGCAGAGGGTGCCGACGTCTTCGTCGTCTGCGACGCCCCAACCCCCGCACTGCAGGTGTCCGCGTCCTACTACCCGCGATGGGACATGTTCGCAGCTCCCCTGACCGACGACGGAAACACCTGATGCACGCCGAGCTCAACATCGGCGGCGTCTGGCTCTCCAGCCTCGGCCCCTGGGGCCAGCTCAAGGTCGAGGACCGCTGGCCCGGCGGCAACTGGGAGATCTCGGCCACGGTCGACCCACGGCTCTCCCGCCGCCACCCGGCCATCGTCAACGAGGCACCGGTACGCCTCAGCGTCGGCGGCGACCGCTGGGCGGGCACCCTGTCGGAGTACGACCCCGAGTCCGGCCAGATCGTCGCCCAGGGCTACGTCCGCCAGGGCGACGGCGTCCCCGCGCTCAACGCCGCCGGCATGACCACCACCACCCCCAACGCCGGCATCGACCGCGGCATTTCCTCCAGCTGGCTCGGGTGGCGCCGCCCCTTCTCGCTCTCATCGGTCCCCTACTCCGCCTCCGACGCCACCGGTGACGCGACCGCCGAGGTCAACTCGATCGGCGCGCTGCTCGACGAGTGGGCCGCTGGCGCAGGAAAGCGCTGGGGCGTCGACGAGCAGCGGATCGTCGACGCCGCCGCAGACCCCACCGCGGTCACGCACATGCTGATCAACACCCCGGCGCCGCCCCAGTCCGGGCAGCGCGCCGCCGGGACCGTCATCGCCCGCTGGAAGAACTCCAGCGGCGTCTACGCGACCACCGTCCGCGGCAACCTGCGACCGATTGTCACTGTCGACTTCACCAAAGCCGGGCCTCTCACCTCGACCCAGGTGACCGCACGCTGTGACCGGATCCTGTCCTCGAGCACGGGCGCCGCCACGGTAGGCGGCTTCACCCTGACCCGGTCCCAGATCATCGGCCGGCCACATCTTTCCATCGTCCGCGCCGGCCACCGCGCCGCTCTCGTCGACCAGGCGACGCCCGACCTCACCGGACTCGCTCCGTCCGTCGTGCTCGGCATCACCGTCTGGAACGTCGACGAGGACACCGTCGAGTGCACCCCCGTGGACGCACCCGACCTCGACCTGGCATCCATCATCGAGAAGCAAGGCGGTGTCGCGGCATGAAGAAGCCCTTCAACGGCAGTCCGGCGACCACCAAGCGCCGCGGCACCCTCAACTACGGCCTGCTCGCCGCGAACGCCTCAGCCACCGGGACCGTCACCTTCCCCGTGGCCTTCGCCGCCGAGCCCGACGTCACCGTCACCCCCACCTCCTCCCGCGTCACCATCGCGGTCACCGCCATCTCGACGACCGGGTTCGACTGGTCGGCCAGCAACTGGTCCGGCGGGGCCGTCATCTCAGGGCAGAACACCGCCCGCTGGGTCGCCTGCGCGACCTGATCACCCACGACCCTGTCGGTGATCCGGCGGGGCCCGAACGAGAGGCCCATCCATGCCTGAGATCTCCCAAACCTTGATCTGGATCGGCGCCGTCGTCGGCGCAGCGCTGACCATCACCGCCGGCGTGCTGGCCTTTCGACGGATCGTCCGGCGCCTCGACGTCATCGGCGAGGGCGTGCTCGGCAAGCCTGAGGTGACCGACTTCTCCGGTGCCGTCATCGAGCCGGCCGTGCCATCCATTCAGGCGCGCGTCTCCAGCCTCGAGGCCGCCGTCCGTAGCGCCGACGACGAACGCGATCGAGTGCGTGCGCTGGAAGCCTGGCGCGATGAGCACACGAACGTGACCGACGCGATGGTGACCCGGCTGATGGACCACGTCCTCGGACAGTCCGAGAGCCAGTAGGGCCCGATGGACGCCAGCCCCGACGACCACGACCGTCCGGGCGGCCTGAGTCACGACCGGCCCTGCGGCCACTGCGGCCACACCACCCACCCGCTCGTCGTCTGCAGCTCCACCTGCGACTGCCGCGAGAGCTTCTGATCTCGACCCCCGCGCCACCGGGATGCGCGCGCGGGGGTCGACCTGCATCCCGAGCATCCCTGGAGGCAGCATGTCCACCATCAACCAGCGCGTCATCGCGCGAGCACGCAACCGCTACGGCCTGAGGGTCTACGACCGGTCCCAGTGGGGCAGCCGGTACCCCTCGGTCTACGAGACCCGGCGCCGCACGAAGCCCGCCCTGCAGCCCGCCGACACGGTGTGGCAGCACATCACGGTCACCCTCGACCACGGCGACCTGACGGGCCACTTCTTCACCGACGTCCGCACCGTCG